CTGGGATATCTCAAAGCAGGAACGCGAGCTTTATATGAGACCGGTTGGCGAAGTCGCCAAGCAGCAGCTAGAGCGGCTGGAAAGCGTGATGAATATGTTGGAGACGGACGCTTTGGGGATAAAAGAGGAAAACAAGTAGGGAGCGCATTCGCGGCGTCTGAGCATAACGAGAGGATTAAGCATGTCTACGGAAACTTCGGTTTCTGGTCGTGGCTTCGGTACTGGTACCTCGATTCCGCAAACTATGTAACAATGATGTTACTTGACAAGGGGTACTATGATTACGACTTTGAAAAGTGCGAGCGGGAACTTCGCTGGGAAGACACTGTCCGCTCTGACGAAGAGATTCGCGGCATCCTCGCAGGCTTCGGAATTGGCGTGGCCAGGAAGAAGCCCGAAACTACAGAAGAAATTCAGAATCACATTATAAAACAGATTAAGGAGGAATAAGATATGGCAGTTGAAATACCGGTAATTGTCAAGATCGCAGATGGCATTGATGACGCTATAAAGAATCAGCTTCCGAAAGCAATGCGGGATGCGCAGGTCGCAATGTCGAAAAATTCGCTGGGGCTAAAGTTTCATATCGACGATAATAACCTTGCCAAGGTTGAAACTATCCTTATGGACACAACCTTGAAAGCGAACCAACTAGCCAGGGCTCTGCAAGAAGTTAACGCTGAAATATCAAAAAAGAAAGCAGGCGGCGCAAAGTTTACTGGAAACAATGTTTCTATTAAGAATCGTGCACTACTGGAGGCTCAGACAGCCTTGCAAATGAAGTACGATGCGTTGGCGTGGGGTGAGCAATATGCATCCAAACAAGCAGACAATTTAGCCGACTCCCAGGATAGGGTAGATAAGTCAAACAAGAAGGTTTCGAGCTCCACTCAAGAGGTAAATAAAAACCTCAAAAACACTAACAATCATATTGCGAATCTAATTAAAAATTCGATTCGTCTTATCGCTATTCACGCCGCAACGCGCTTCATCAGAAATTTGAGAGAGGTAACGGCGGAATTCGAAATGCAGCGTGTGGCATTGGCCGGTATTATTCAAGACACTGCCGAGGCGGAGTCATTGTTTAAGAAGCTTAAGGCCGCTGCAATTCAGTCTCCTTTTGAAATTAAGGACCTCGTTACATTCACAAAACAGTTGTCTGCATATCGTATTGAGACAGACAAACTATACGATGTTACTATGCGTCTCGCCGACATCTCTGCCGGTTTAGGTGTCGATATGAGCCGTCTTGTCCTCGCTTATGGCCAGGTGCGTGCGGCATCCGTTCTTCGCGGCCAGGAATTACGCCAGTTCACGGAGGCTGGAATACCCCTGGTTGAACTTCTCGCCGAAAAGTTTAGAGAGTTAGGCCAGGAGGGTACGACAACTGCCGATGTGTTCGAGTTAATCTCTAAACGCGCTGTCCCCTTCAAGATGATTGAAGAAATCTTTCAGGATATGACGAGCGCAGGCGGCGCCTTTTATAAAATGCAAGAGAAGCAGTCCGAAACATTGAAGGGACAGTGGATGAAGCTTAAAGACGCAGCTTCGATTATGTATGACGAGATGGGCAACACGGAGGCTGTGCATAAGGCGATGGAAAGTATGTTATCCGACGCGATGACATTATTACAGAGCTGGCGAAAAGTGGCCGGTGTAGCTGGAGGACTCGGGGCGGCTTTTGCTATTAACCAACTCCTTTCCCTTATTCCTGGGTTTACGCAAAAAACAACATTGGCGAAAAAAGCAGTTGATGGATTAGTAACATCTCTGAAAAGTGTTGGCACCTGGGTTGGATTAGCCGTTACAGCAATATCCGCTATCATAGGATATGTTATACAACTTAGAAAAGAGGCAAATCGCCTTAATAACGAAATTGAATCTGCAAGGGTTAAGGGCGACATTCAGATTGAGCAGTCGCTTAGAAATTTTAGGAGGTTGGCCGATGCGGCAGTATCAGCCGCCCATGGTTCCGCCGAGCAGCGGGATGCGCTAAAAGAACTCCAGCGCACTTATGGCGATATCATTCCAGCGCAGGATTTGGAAATCGAAAAATTGCGCGAGTTACAGGGTAATTATGAGTCTCTAACAAGAGCGATTTCTGAAAAGATACAAATGCAGGTTCACGAGCAGAACCTAAATCAAATTCAAGACACATACGGGAATCAAATTGCCAACATTCAGAAAAACATTAAAAAGGCGCTTATAGATGACGCTGGTCTTTCTCGCGAAGAGGCGGGTCGATACATTTCCGCCGTAATGGAGGAGATTCGAAACGGGCTTATTGGTCCGCTTGACGATGCGACCGACATTTTTGTAAAAATGAGGAAAATAGCCGCTGAGCAAATAGGTCCAGAAAAGGACTGGCAAGCGGCCGCGGCTCTTACCGAATCGGCCAACTTCTGGGGTAAGACATATTTTTCCAAACTCCTTGATGTCGTCCCTAAGATGAACGATGCTCTGGAAGAAGAAAATTCTTATTTTAAGAGCCTTAATAATAGCCTGGGTAAATACTCAGACATGGTAAAAGAGTTGCGTAAGAATGCGCAGCGCGTTCCGGAAGGATTTACCCTCGAACAGACAGGCTCATTTGAATACAATCAAGCTCTCTGGAAACAACGCCTTGACGATTATAAAAAGGCGCTTGTACAAATGTTTGGCGATACAGATATATCAGATGCTTTTGAAACAGCTGGGACAATTAACTTTAAGAAAATAATAGACAAGATAAGTAGCGAAAAAGGGACGGGTACTTTAAAAGCCGCGGTAAACGAGCTTCAAAAAGACTACTTAAACTTTGCGCCACAAGAGAAAACGACGCGCCTTGTAACTGAGGCTGCAATCGGTTTCGCTGACTCTGTTGGTATAGCTATGACCAAGGTTCAAGGCTATCTCAAGAAAGATGGACAGAAAATGGACGAGTATGCGAAATCGGTCGAAGATTTTGTCAACGCGCAAAAGTTACGGGTGCAGACCAAGGAGTTCGAATATAAAAACTGGTCCCCGCAGGCGGACTGGGCTCGACCTACAAATGAGGATATTCAGAACGAAAAGGATGAATTAAATTTTCTAGAAAAGCTATTAGCGTTTGTCCAAGAATTCTTGAAAGCAAAAAACACAGGAGGTTCTGGGCAGGACCCCTGGATTATCCTATTCAAGAATCGTATGAAGTTTATGCAGGACTTCCAGAAGGGCGTAGAAGATTTGGACCAGTATATGGCGCACTCTGCTTCGCTCGGTAGAGAGCAGGATATTATGAAGGGAAGGGGACTTTCTCTTGGAATTGATACAAAACAGTTGAGTGGCGACGCCAATGAACTTCGTAAATGGTATTCAGATGCGATTGATGCGGTCGTAAAAAAAATACAGGAGTTGGGCGGCAAACAATTCACTGGCCTAGGCGTTACTGAAATTCTCGCGAAAGACTTGACTGGGCGCAAGATTCAGAAGTATCAGGAACTGTTACAGGAACTCTGGAAGGGGTTTACTGACTTTGACACAAACCAATTAAAGAAGGCCATTGATGACAACCTCCAGCGCGTCACAGACGAGATCAAGCATTCCGAGACAGCCCGCAATTTCTATAATAATATTCTTGGCCTCACTGGGGACGAGAAAATTGCCAATGATTTAACTGTTTCAGTTTATGGTGATGTGGGCAAGGAATTCGCGGATAGGATTAAAGAACAACTCGTTGGGGCGTTAGAATCTCTTGACAAAGACTCTATATCCAAGCTCGATGAAGATATCCGCAATGCATTTAAGACAGGCGACTACGAGTATCTCATGAAGAATCTGGAGAAGGTGCCAAAGGAGCTCCGTGCCACCGTAAAGCGGGTAGCGAGTGATTCCGAACAATATAACGCCGGCATCATCGAAAACTTAATAAAGACTCTGCAAAAAGCGAAAACATATGGAGACAAGCGGGTTGAAATCGCGAAAAAATCAGCAAAGAGGATTGCTGAAATAAATGCGCTGGAAATTCCTCAGCCCCAAAAAGATAAGTTAATTAAACAGAATGCAATTAAGGAGGCCGAAGAAACCGCCAGGGCTCAATACGAAGCATTCAGAGAGTCCCCTATGTACATCGAACTTTTCGAAAATCTCGAGGGGGCGTCCACAAGAATGCTGAAAAACATGAAGACGAATCTGGAGTCTTTGAAAGAGCAGTGGAAGAATCTTTCTCCAAGAGAGTTGCGAGAGCTACAGACAAAACTTGACGACATCGAAAAGCAACTGGCTACCAGAAACCCTTTCAAATCTCTCATTGATTCTATAAATGAATATCGCTCATTGACTAAAAACATGAGCAGGGGCGAGGCGGACCTGCAGGCATCTAATCTGACACAGTATGCTAATAGCCAAAAGGAGTTGCTCGAGGTGGCAAAGCAAAACTACGAAGCCACGAAGGGCCGGAAGGACGCCACTGAAGAAGAGATATCCGCGGCAAAGCTTGAACTGGAAACACAGTCCGTCATAACAGACGAAGCGATTGAGCAAGCAGAAGCGGCCCAGGAAACAGCCAATTCTTACAGAATCGCCCTGAAGCACATTCAGGACGCCGCAAACGGCATGAAGGAATGGACCTCTTATATTAACGAATCTCTTTCTGGTATTGGCGAGATTGTGTCTACGTTTGCGAGCGACGAGACGGCTGAGACGTTTAACATCATCTCTAGCGGCATAGAGAAGACTTTTGGTGGATTATCTCAGACTGCTGGTAGCGCAGCAAGATTGATGGCCGGCGACTTTACTGCTATTCCCTCCTTGATTAAGGGCATCGGTGAGTCGATCAGTGGAATCTTTGGCACCGCCCAGCAACTGAAGATTAACGCTATAAATAAAAAAATCGAAGAGCAGGATGACATTCTTACAGAGCTCGAGTATTCATA